TAGGCCGGTTCCAAACGCCAATTGGCGCTGTCCTTCAGCTTGAGCATTGGCAGCCAATGCAGCGTCTTGTTGCGCTATTGCGTTGTAGTAAGCCTCAGTCTCTGGCGTTGTTGCACCAAGACCAGCACCGCCACCAGGGCGCTCGCCCGTTGCACCAACAGCTAACCCACCGCGACCAGTTTGGAATAATTGGTTTTGTAGCTGCGCATATTGGCGCTCACGACTAGGAGCCAATAAATCCTGTTGACGTTGCATGTACTGCGCTGCAACATCTTCAGGAGACTGCGCCAAGTATTGTTCACCCAAATTAAACAAGCTAGTTGCTGCGCTAGTTAATGGTTGATATTGCCCTCTGGCAGCTTCGGCGTCTGTTAGTGCTTGGCCACTAAGACCCATTAAGCGATCTTGATACGCTTTTAGCTCTGGACTAACTGTATAACCAGCGGAGCTTAGTCGGCCAGTGGTTGGGTCCATTGTGAATTGACTAGACCCAAATCGGGTTGTCATTCCAATCGGTCGAAAACGCGCCTCTTCAGCGGCTAATCTAGCTGCACGCTCTTGCGCTCTAGCAGACGTAGATGCGGCATCTTTGGCCGCCTCGCCTTGTAAATATCCACCAAGCAGACTACTTCCTGCTGCAATCCATCCAATTGGCATACTATTCCCCTCTAATTAAAACGTCATCCACCTTAGACGGGTCTTTTTCATCCGTCGCATGGATACAAAACCATACACAATCGCTCATGGCCTTAATGCCGTGAACTACATTTGCTTTAACCTCAATACACGCTGGCGCGTCAATTATCTCAATAACGTCGCCTTTCATTACTGCTACACGACCTTTGGCCAAAATAGATAAATGGCTAAAGTCATGTGTGTGCTTCATGATCGCCGTGCCAGCCGGAACGAATGATTCTTTGGCATACAAGCCATCGGAAAAGTGGTGAGTAATCTCACCACCTAAATCTTCAAGTTGTTTTTGAACGGCGCTCATTATGAACCTATAGCTAACCAATAAAATCCATCGTGACTTGTCGCAGTAGAAAAACTAACACCAGTTGTTGTCGGCTGACTTCTTAAACCTAAAGAAGTAGCAAAACCTCCAGTATCGTTTAGCTCATACGGAGTTCCAACAACACAATAACAATAAGATGGAAACGCTATTGGGAAAGTAACTGTTATAGAGCTTGCGCCTGAAATCAGTTGATAGCCCCATTGCAAAACAAGTCCACCAGGGAACTTTTGGTATCCAGTGGAAGAATTTGAAGTCCCCAGACTTTTAGCAAACGCAGTCAAACTTGATAAAGTAACTGCTCCAGTTTGACTATCAACAGAAATAACTCCATCATTGGTAATAGTTGGATCACCTGATGCGCCTGTTCCATTTGTAACTGAAATGCCTGTGCCAGCCGTAATAGTTCTGGCTGTCAATGTATTGGCCGCTGTTCTAGCAGCAATACCATTGGACGCAGTATCAGCAACCGTCCCTAAATTCGCCCTAGCATTAGCCGCTGTTGATGCGCCTGTACCACCATCAGCAACAGTTATATCGGTAATGCCAGTAACTGAACCGCCAGTAATTGCGGCTCCCGCTGTGGATACCGTTGTGGCTGAAATAGTTGCTGCGGTTACCGTACCGCTAAACGATGGACTAGCTGAATCAGCTTTCGTCGCAATCGCTGTGGCGATATTATTAAATTCGGTGTCAATCTCCGTACCTTTAACAATCTTAGCTGCGTTGCCAGAGGCTAATGCGTCTTTAGATGCAAAATCGGTCGATTTGGTGTAGTTAGACATGTGCCGCCCCTTAACTTATACGGCCACGTTTGGCCAAAATTTCAATCTTTTGAATGGATAATTCAAAACCATTTACCTCTGCCTCATATCCTGTTTGAACTACTTTTCCAGAGCCTGTCGCTTGAGACAGTAAAGTTTGAATCGTAATACCGCCAGCATATTGTGCAAGAGGTACACCATTGGCACCATACTCAGCAACGCCGTATTCAGAAGTGCCTTGTGTTGGGATAGCGACGTTTTCCGATAAATAATTCTCAGAAAAATCGTATCCCCATTTAATGGTGACTACTTGATTTGACCCGCCAATCACCACGATGGATATGCGTTTAACAATTGACGTAATAGCCACATCACCTAAATCAGCGTGATTGGTGTAGTAATACATTCGATAAGTCGATGTATCATCAAGATAGCCTGTGTATTTACCGACATAGCCATTCTTGCCAATCAATAAATCACCATTGCGCAAGGCAAACAATGCCGTTGGTTCAATCTGAGTCCATGTGGTTACTCTAGATGATCCATCCTGCATTACATTGCGTGTGTCAAACACATACGCTTGTTTTGCTGTCGGAAACGTCAGCAGATAAAACGCATCAACTTCCGAATACACTGCTTTAATATTCGCCGGTGTTTCACCACCCACCAATTGCATCAAGTCATTACGAACATTCTTGCTCAAGTCACGAAACGGCGCTGACTTTTCTTGAATTGTTCTAAGCACTGAGCGCACACCAGAGTTGGATAAAAACACAACATCGGTATTCGTGCTTTGAATCGAATCGCGCCATTGGCAGCCAATACCGACTACGGTGTCATAGAGCGACATCGTGCTAGGCGCTGTTGCTCCTTGATAGACCAAAATCTGGCGCTTACCAAAGATAAACAAAAAACCGTTATGAGCAGCTAAACCAGTAATCTCATCCGCACCATTCGCCCATACGTTATTCACATTTAATGTGCCTGATGTTCCGCCGGTATAAATGTGGCCAGCAATCAAATCAGAGAATGTAAGCGTTGTTTTATTCGTTGTTGTGTTAGCTATCCACAAACGGCCATACGCTGAAATACAGATATTGCCTGATGGCACTGTACCGGCATAACCAGTTTTCTCACTTACCCGACGATACGTTGTTGTGCTAACCGCTGGGTCATAGATTAGCGGGTCATGCGCTGACTGAAAAAAATACGTTATTCCATTAAGCGATGCGCAATGCCAATTACTAGCGGTAATAGTCGGCGCTGTGCCACCACCGCCGTAGGTTAGTTCGGTAGCTGTTGATCCGCTTAATTTGAATAACTTATTGTTTCCAGCAAAAAGAGTCGTTACCGATCCATCGGTTTGCACCAACTCATGAATGACGCCAACATCATTAGCGCCAAGATTACCTGAAGAACTGTTTTGTTTTGTCCAACCCTTACGTGCGCCAATCCGACCATATTGGTCAAGGATGCAATTAGTCGCAGTCAACGCAAAACCAGCCGCTAAATCAAGCGGCGAGTCTTGCGTATTCAGGCCATAGAAGCCTGGGGCGCTAATACTAAAGCGCTCAAGTTGCTGGCTCATATCGAGACAAACTCCTGCGTTTCAGGGAAGCGTGTCGCTTCCAAAGCAATGTAATCAGCCAACATGGAGCGATAAAGATTGTAAGCCTCTGACGAATTCAATCCACCATCTTCGCCGCGCTCAACCAATGCTCTGGCATACGCATTTTGCTCAACCAATACGTCAGGCACCAACACTAATGTGTTGTCAGCAGTTAGCGCAGCCTGTGGGATAGTTACAAAAAACTTAATGGTATAGACGCCATCAGGGCGGCCATACAATTGAACTTGAGCATCGCCATTACCATCAACGCCCTCAAAGCAATACTGCGCTGGGATGTTGGTGACAATCGGTGTGAAGTTTTGCTTTTGGCGCATGTCAGCCACGCTAATATTTCGCATGACAACATTACTGGTTGTGTTTAGCGGATCGCTAGAGACACGGAATTTCTGGCCTACGCCGGTCAATGAATAGACATACGTATCAGCAACGGTGCTGACTGTTTTTTCTTGGCCGAGAACATTCCAATCGTAGGCGTCCTCAACTTGGCGCTTGGCATCATTGACAAACTTGCCAATTAAACTGGAATACGAACTCAGAGCGACGGTCGATACCGTCGGCTCACGTAGCCGTACCATAACTGCATTAACTAATTCAAGATAGGTCATTCGCTTCCCCGCAAACCTTACACAGAGCCAGCTTTTGCCTATCCCCTGTGGGAAGAAGCCTTCGCCCCTATTATAGAGAAATTACGTTATTTCTGGCTACCATTTAACCTTGTTAGCCCAAAACGCTGCGCTCATTTTGCCCTTGGCGATATTCTGAGCGTGGCGCGCCTTAAATGCTTCATTGCGTTTGCTGCCGTCCGGACTGCCGGTGACACCGTGTTGGCCAAAACGAATCAGCTTTACCTCATCCCCCGCCTTGGCCAATACCGCATGGCTTTTGGTGGGGTGATTAGGGGTCTTTTTTGGCTTATTAAAACCAGAAAATTCCTCTTTGCCGCGCTTAATCATTTCTTAGGCTTTTTTGCTGTCTTAGCCGATTGTTTAAACGCCATTTCAGTTG